ACCGCGCCTCGCTAAATTCGCCAAGGCGGTCCATCAGCATTTTTTCCTCGGACTCGTACGAAATTTCGACGGACTCAATAAGCGTCCCCGTCAGGGCTGCAATTCCAAAACCGTTCGCGCTTGGCATAGTATGGTCCTCTTTATTCGTACTTAGTCGCGGTGATTTCTGCGGTTCTGAAATCGTCGTTTGATTCGGAAATTTTTGCGCTGGTCACCTTGAACCCGGAGAAAGAGCCGATGCTTGGGGTGGACCCGATAGAGACGTCGCCTTTGCTGCGGATTGTGACACGCGTCGTCACCACGCCTTTCGGCTGCGCAACAACAGTTGCTCCGACCTCGTTTTTAATTGTCGCAACTTCAACACTTTGCTCCTCGGAAGATTCCTGCATCCACCCACCGGACGGGGCGGTGCCGCTAAAAGTGTCGGTAACTCCAAATGATGCGGGCATACGTTTTTTGCGGGTTGTCAAGCCGGCGGCCCAAAACCGACGGTGTAATTCATGGTCGTCACGAATTGGTTGTTGTTCACGCTCGGCTGCGTGCTGGTCGCGACGACACCAAAAAGCGCAACCGTATCCGTTGAGATTTCCATCTCCCGAATCACTGTGTCGATTTCTTGCGCCCATGCGGCCTGCTGCGCGGTCGTTGTCTCGCTGCTCGCAGCCACCAGCGCAACCTCGAGTGTCCCCCGGTACAACGGGCTGCCAAGCACGCTCTCGGCTTCAATTTTTAGCAAGATCGCCGGCAACTGCATTTCATCGGCCGTGTGCTGTCGTCCGATGTACATCGCGGGAAACTCGGTAGCCAACGCGTCGCCGATTGCTGTCACTAAAAACTGATCGATCATTGCGTTGGGTGCTCAAGATTGAGCGTGTAGGAGATCACATCCGACTGGATCGTTGCGATGCGTAGCGCAGTGCCGTTAACTGTCACCAGCTCGCCAACGCTTGGCGCCGGAAACCCCGTTTTGCGCACGTACACTGCCATCACGTAATTCGCTCGGTTTCCGCCGATATCGAGGTCCGGGTCGGTTTCCAACTCGTTGATAATCGCACGGTACACGGTGCCGCGAAAAGAAAACGATTGCCCCATGTAGGCGATCGCGTCCGTAACAGCGCGGGCGTTGATTTCGTGAAATCCCATCAGAGCACTCGTTTCCGCGCCCGGGGCGCTGTTGCTTCTGCGTCTGGTTCTGCGGCTTTCAGCTTCTTTGTCCGCTCTGCGCTGCGGCACACAAACAAACACACCTCGCCAGGTGTCGAGAAGTCCTTGTAAAAGCGCACGGCTTCATCCGGCGTCCCATGAAAAACAACATCAGGCCGCAGGCCCGTCCGGTGCGTGACAATTGCAATTTTCGTCATTTCACTCGGAACTTACGACAAGCGCGCCGTGTTGCATCAAAAAAACACCGCCGAGGATTTGAGGCCCTCGGCGGTGAAACACATCAACAAACAAACTAGGCGCTGACAATGCGGACGCCGGTGTCGGTGCCAGCGGACGCCCCGTAAAGAACGCTGAGGGAGTACTTGAGGACGCCTTCATCCTGGTTGTACCAGCGGCGCCACTGGAGCGGCAGGTTGAGGCCGGGAACAACTACGTCGGCAATCTCACCGCCGGACTCGGCAAAGCCAGTGCTGTCGACGCTGCGCGCCGCTACGATTAAAGCCGACTTGTGCGCGGCGAAGCCCTGCAGGTTTGCGGCGTTCGCGTCGGCGAGGTCGGTCTCGTACACGTCAAACCCGGCAACGCGAGGAACGACGCCCTCGGTTTTTTGGGCCGTGATGCCGGGGATTTCCGCGCTGTTTAGCGTTTTGACGAGCGACGCGTAATATGTCGGGTTGACCAACAAACTGCGGCCGGATTTAGGCGCCTTTTTGGTGGCGGTCAACGTGGCGGAAATGTCTGCGAGGTCGTCGCGATCAAAGTTAACCGCGGTGATCGTTGTCGATGTGGCAAAATTTCCAGCGACGACAAGGTTCCAGATGTAGTCAAACACCGCCTGCCCAACGGCTTCCAGCGCGGGGCGGATAAACAAGTCGTTGAGGTTGATCGCGCTTTTGCTGCGCTCGAGATCGTTGAAGCCCCACACAAAACCCGGGAATTGGTTGAGCGTGATGGTTTTTGCGGTCATCGCGGTATCCTGTTGCGTGTAACCGCTGGACAAGTCAACCGCGGTAGGGCGGGTCGGGATGCGAGTCGTCACGGAAGCGCCGTTCGCAGCGATGTCCGCAGAGAAATCTGTCGTAAATGCCGCGAGGGGAGCAAAAACGCTGGACGCGTAGGGGAGGCTTTCTTGAGCGATAGCCGCGAGGTTTACTCCGGCGATGGTATTGGTGGCCATGGTATTGGTTTAGTGGGTGTTAGTTGCGGAGTGTGTCGCGATGCTTGAGGTAAAAAACGTTGCGCGCTTCAACGGGCAAAGCGTTGTACTCGGCCCAGAGTTCCTTTTGTGTGCGCTGCTGCACCGGCTCGGAGGCAACGGTTACAGGCGGCACGCCAATCGCTGCCATCGCCTCGGTCACGCGCATTTCGGCAGCCTGCGCAGCCTGGTTCAATTCGGCGTTGCGGGCCTCAAGAGCCGTCACGGCATCCAGAAGTTCCACGCGTTGCGCTTCGATGTTTTCAGCGCGGCCGATCTGTTCGTTTAGCAGCGCAGTCGCTGCCGTTAAATCCGCAGCAAGGCGGGCGTTTTCTTCCTGCGCAGACCGGAGCGCCGTCAGCGCCTCGGTGATCGTCTTCGGGCCTTCAATCATGATGCCCTTTTCGGGGTGTCAACTGAGCTGCGTTTCAAGAAACGCCATCGCTTCATCCTCCAACGCGATTTTGTCGATGAGGTTGTTTGCCAGCGCTCGCGGCGCCAAAAACGCCTGCCCGCGCATCGCGTCCGCGCTTACCAGCCGGCGACGAAGCACGTTTCCGCGAAACTGTTCAAAAGCATCCTGCACGTACTGCTCAAGGGAAGCGCGTTGGTCCGGCGTCAAAGACGGCCCGTGCATCGCCGCTTTGAGATCGCCCTCAACGTTAGTAATCGGCTGCCAGTCCATGCCCTCCGCGGCCCACATTGCCGATTGATCGATCCACGGGATGATCGTGCCAATGCTGCCCCAAGTGGACGACGGCGTCCCAAAAGCCCAGTCCGCGCTTACTGCGATGTTGTACGCCGCGCTGCACGCGAGGTCGTCGCTAAACGCAAGGACCGGGATCGGACATGCCTGCACGGCTTCGGCGATTTCTGCGTTGCCGACCACGGTTCCACCTGGGGATGAAATCTCTAAAAAAATCCCGCGGGCGCCCTCTTCGACCGCGCTTTCGATTTCGTCAGCGATGTCTTCGTAGTCCGAATTGCCGCAGCTCTTTTCGATCACAGACAGCCCTTTGCCAAGCACCCCGCAGACGTGGATTTTCGCAATCCCCGACGGCAGGATTTCCATTTCTTCGCGCGGGTTTGCAAACATTTCCGCACCGGGCATGTGGTCAGCACGCACCATTGCATTTTTAACAACCCTTGCCACTGCGGCGTGGCCCTCCGCGGTGATAAACCACGGGCGGAAAAATACCTGCTCGAAAACGCGTTGGAACCTCATAGTGCGAAAGTCTCGGTCGGTGCTGGGGCGGGCGCTGCGGCCATCGGAACGCCGGGAATCACGCGGAACGCCGACTCCGGCAGACCGCTCCGTTCCATGCGTGTGCGGATTTCGATTTCCTCGCGCTCACGTTCGTCAAGGTGATCCCCCAACGTGCGGCCGCCCTCGGCCAGAATCTCGGTAAGCGTGCGCATCCCTAGTTTGTACGCCTCGCGCGCGTCTGCGTTGGCATAGCCTGCGTCGACAGTCACCGTTGGGGGCGTGGTGAACCCCCACTTGAGGCTGCCCCCGAGGTCCGTCCCGCGGTAAGGCGGCAGGATGCCCAGCTTGATCGCTTTGCTTACCGCATACCCAACGCGCCGGCGCGCTGCGGGGCGTAGGAGGTCCTGCCGGTCCGACACGGTGCGGTTCACTTTTGCGACCATCGCTCGGACGCTGGCGCCCCCGAGTTTGCTTGCGTCCCAAAAAAACTCGTACGGCAGCCCGGCGCCGTGCAGGGCGTTGCGTAGGAGGCGTTCCATTAAGCTGTTCGTCGCTTCGCTTGGCACCTCGCTTTTAAGTTGCTCCAACTTTGCGCCCGAGTTGGCTCGGAAATATCGCACGGTGCCCCCAAAAATTTCCTCGCCGACCAAACCTTGCTGCGTCGGGCCCGGCCGCTGCAGCTGCATTACCGGGTCGCTCATGTCCGCAACGCCAAGTTCGTTGTGTTCGATCAATCCAATCGCCGCCGCCAGTTTTGCGGCTTGGCGCACGTAGTCCTGCATCGTCATCAGGTCGCGCAGGTCAAGGATTGCCGAGGTAAACGCTGGCAGCCCTCGCGTCTGGTCCGGTGCCACCGGTTCGCGAAGGAAATCCATGTTTCGGGCGCTGATGTCCCGGTCTTCCTCCGGCGTGCGCCCCAACACGCGGAACCCAATGGGGCGCCCGTACTCGTTAACAATTACCCCGTTGTGCTGGCGATACCCGCGAAATGGCCCGGTTTCCACGGCGGGTTTGTTGTCGCGGCTGCCAATCGCGTGCCAAGGGATCTGCTGAAACTGCGGGTACCCGTCGCGCGCCTCGGTGTAGAGGCAAAAGACATCCCCGTCGCGGTCCACCGAAAGACTGTCGAGGTAAAGCGCCGTTTGAAAGTCCATCCCGTTAACGTGCGACACCCCGTAAAACTGCGACACGAGCCAATCAGTCGCCGCGCGGCCCCACTCTTTGTCCTCGCCCTCAAACCGTGGGAGCCAGGAACGCCCGACCACGTACGTGCTTTTTTCCTGCAGGGCACCCTGCGCGGGTCCAAAATTCCAAAACAACTTTTGCGACGCGTTAACGATCGTGCGCCATTCGCTCACGTCGATGTTCTTGTCGAGCGGCTGCGCGTAGTTGCCTAACAACGGCCGCTGCGCCCAGTAACCGCCGTTTGCCAGACGCAGTTGATTAGGGCCGCCGGATCCAAACCCAAGGCTGGCTTTGATACGCTGCAAAAAGTTGCGGACCATAATCAATTAAAGAGTGCCTGCGTGCGAGTCACCGGCCGACAGATGCCGCGCGCTTTGTGGTCAAGTGCGAGCTGCGCCATCGCTAAAATCTGCAGCTTCGACAACATCCCCGGCGCAGAAAACGAAAAACTGGACCCGTTGACCGTGCTGGAAATTAGCGTCCCCTCACCAGCACTCACCGCGTCAAAAGTTGAATCCCGCAGGTTTCGCAGAAACGCGACATCCTGCTGCAAAAAAACGTTGAGAATTACAGAGGTTGCGGCGTCCACGTTAATCGCCGCATGTCAATCACTCGTCCCGGTTGTCAATCTGGCCAAGGATCCGGAAATACGCCGCGGCGACCAACTGCATCGCCTCGCAGTCCCACAAATGGTTATGCCGTTTAACGAGCACGTACCGCTGTTTTACTTGTTTCGTGACGCGGTCCACGGTGTCCCGCTTTACCTCGGAGTTCATGTGCGCGGCCCAGTCGGTGGACACGTCCCGCGGGTGCTCCCACAGGGGCGCCCCTTGCGCGCGGAGGCGGACAAGCTGATCTTTGATCGGCTCGTTTGCCCAGTTGATGAGCTTGCACGTGTGACCCCGCGGAGATCGCACCGGCCGCGGTTCGGAAAACGCCCGTTGATGCCGTCGGCGCCCCGTGCCGATCCAGAAGAAGTCATCCCCGCGGCCCATCATCGCGTTCCACCCGTGTTGCCCGCACTCGTCGTAAACGTTCCCGGTGCTGTACCCCGCGTCTTGAAAAACACAGTAGTCTTCGACCTTTAGGCGTTCCTGCGTGTCGCGGATGCTTTCGATCGTTAGCACCTTCCCCTCCCAAACCAACCGACTCGAACCGTCGGCGCGCCAAGCCCGACACAACACCCACCAGTGATCCTGCTGGCGGTCGATTGTTAAAAACCTGCGCACTTCCCCCTCGATTCGCTGCCCGTCGATTAAATCGGATTTGAGGTAATCGGCCCCGCGCAGCTCCACCGGCGGCGCGTCGTTTTCTTGTTTCCAAACCTCCGCCAAACGCTTCTGGACAAACTGCCGAAGCGCGGACAGGTCCCCCGACTTTTTCAAAATCTGCGCTTTAATCCACTCGACCACCAAAGTCCCCCAAGAAATCCAGTACACGCCCAGCGCGCTGTAATGAAACGACACGCGCCCCGACAGCCCGTTGCTCGGCATCCGCTCGTAACGCCCCGCGGTGGCCATTGCGCGCCGCTCCTGGGCGGTGTCGCGCGTGACGTGCCCGCACTCCGGGCACTCATGCCGCGCCGAGTTTGCCAGCCGCTCCCAGTCGGGCGTGCCGTCCTCGAGCGTGGCGTCCTCCCATTTGATGCTCGACCACACTAGCCGGTGCCACACACCGCAGCTTGCGCACACGGTCCCCCAGCATCGCAGTTCCCCGGCTTCAAAAAACGCTTCGGCCTCATGCGTGTCGTCCCAGCCTTGCGACACGCCGATCACGACCGAGTTCCAACGGTCGTGCGTGCGCCGCTGCGCCTCGCCGATCATGCCGGGGCGCCAGCGCCACAGCTCGTCGCACCACACGTAGCGCATCGATTTTTCTTGGAGGCTGCTCAAATTGGCCCCTGCGATAAACAAGGGCATGTGCGGAAAAAGGATCGACGTCTTGCGCTTTTGGTGCCGATCCCGCGGAAACAACGCCGCGGTTTTTTTGCAGCCCTGCAGCACGGGCAAAAGCCGCGTCTCGGCAAAATCTTTGGCCATGTCATCGGACTGACCGACCAACAACATCCCGCCCGGGGCCTCCGCCACCACGTACGCCACCAGCAGTTCTAACAGAGTTGTTTTGCCTCCGCCTACCGGGGCACGGATCGCAATCTGCCGATGCGCCCCCGCGGTAAACGTCTGGATGATTTCGTTAAGCCAGGGGGTGACTGCTCGGTCAAACAACGTTGCGCGCGCCGAGTGTGGCAGCGTCACGTTTGATTCCAGCCAATCAAGAGGGTCCCCCCGAAAACGCGACTGGAAGCCGGAAAGGAACCCGTCAAGGACTGGGGCGCGGGGCTTCCTCGAGTTCGTCGGGTTCTCTAACATCGAGGAGAGATTCCAATTGACCACGGATTTTTTCGATAAGGGAATCAAGTCGCACTAGCAACCGGTCCCGGATTTGAATTTCTGTAAGCCCGGCAAGTTGCCCGGGCAAGTCGTTTGCCAGCGCAGACAACTCTGCCACAAGCACACTGCCGATCGTCGTGGCCTCTTCTCGAATCTGATCGACCGGCAAAAACTGGTTTCGATCGACCAGCAGACGGAATTTGATGCGCTCGGTTTCCGCGCGGATTTTCTCCAAACGCGCGGCGGCAATGTTCGGCGGCCCCTGCGCGCTAATCTCAGCCGACTCGGACGCCTTGGCGGCTTTCCACGCTCGCGCTTTTTCCACCGAGTCCCGCGGCATGCCCTGCATTGCCCACCGGCTGACCGTGGACACGTTTACGCCCATTTCGGCCGCAATGTACGCTAGGATCAACCGGCCAGAGCCATCCCGGTTCGGAC